TCAAAGACACTATTCGTAAGGGTGGTAAGTATTCAGCTGAACTACCAAACGGTAAATCATTGTCGTTTGAAGAGATTGATGCTGCTGGTACTAAGCTTGCTGAAATCCTGATTGATCCTAGGATGGACACAGGAATGCTTAAAGCTACACTTGATCAATTTAAAGATGGTGTACAAGACCTAAACAAGCGTGTCTTGACTCAAAGTGGTTACAATGCTGTAATGAAAACCATCAAGCAATATCTTGATGATTACGTCAATATGGATGTTCAGAAAGCTGCTGCTTATCTTGTGACTTCTGAAGCTGGTCAAATCTCTGATATTGCTGAAGGTGCTCGTTATGCGGAAGATACAGAAGCAGTCGGACGTGCACAAGAAATGATCCTTGATCGTCTTGAATACTTGATGGTTGAAAAAGGCTTTGCTGCTTACAACTGGGGTGCTTCGCTTAACTTCCTTAACACTTGGAAAAGATTCAGTAACAACCCTGAGGTTCTCCTTAAGGCTGGTCAAAATGCAAACGAAAAATCAGAAGCAGCATTAAAGAACATTGTCGATCGTGCAAAGAACTCTGTAAATTCTTTGCGCTACATGGCACAAGAACGTCCTAACTTCTTGGTGCCTTTGCAGATGGCTTGGGAATTTAGTGATGGTAACATTGATACGTTGTCTAAGTTGCATAACTTTGTCAACCAAAGCCTACCTAACATTGAAAAGGCATTTATTGATTTACAACCTGAGATTCCTAATCAGATTGTACAAGGAGTTTGGAGCACCATCTACAATTCTGTGTTGTCTGGTTTAGGTACGCCAATTAAAGCCTGGGCTGGTAACGCTATCTTGATGATACAGAAGCCTATCAGTGTGTTCGCTGGTGCAGCTGCAGCCGGTGACATGCAGACCATTAAGCGTGCTGCTTATCAATACATGGCCATTACTGACACATTTGGTAAGGCATTTAAGCACATGTCAATGGTTTACAGTAAAGCTGCTATTGATCCATCTTCTGTCAGCTACATCATGCGTGATGATCTTGTAGCTAAAAACGAAGCAACAATGGACATCCTCCATTCGTTTGCAGTGTCTGCACAGAAGGACGGTGAAGATGGTCCTATGGTTCTGTACAACATGGCAGAGACTATGCAGGACATTGCTAACCATCCTTGGTTGAGGTTTGGTAGTAATGCTATGACAGCTTTTGATGGTTTTACACGTGCTGCTCTTGCCAACATTGAAGCAAGGGGACGTGTATATGACCGCATGATCCAACATAGCTACGGTCCACAGCTTAGTAAAGCAGACATCATTAAAGCTGAAAATGAAGTTTATGACAGCATGTTCGACAAGTCAGGTATGATTACTGACAAAGCTGTTGACTTTGCTAGTCGTGAAATTGCACTTAACTTGGACACTGACAACGTACGATCCCTTAGTGGTTTGATTAGCCGTGCTCCTTTCCTTAAACCATTCTTGATGTTCCCACGTACTGCAGATAACTTAATCCTTTTTTCAAACAAACTTAGTCCGGTTTCTGTTTTTATGAAGGACTACAACAGATTGGCTTTACCTGGGGTGCAGTTTACTCGTGAAGATACTATTGAAATCCTTAAAGCACGTGGTTTACCTGTTGATCAGTTTGCAGAACAGACTCTTAAAACTCTTCGTGCAGAAATTCGTGGTCGTAAGGCAATTGGCACTGCTTCGGCAATGGGTGCAGCATTTATGTTTATCCAAGACCGTTTGACTGGTAATGGACACTACGACAAGGAACGTCAAAAGAACCGTAAACAACTTGGTTGGAAACCTCGCAGCTATAAAGGTTGGGATGGTAAATGGTACAGCTATGACTTCCTTGGACCTATGGCTGATTTCATTTCTGTGACTGCTGACATTATGGATAACAGTGACACTATTGATGAACCTAGCTGGACATCTTTGATGAATAAAGCTGGCTTTGTCCTTGGTGCTAACCTTACAAACAAATCATTCCTTGCTGGTCTTGAGCCTATGAATGATGTGTTGTCTGGTAACCCGGCTGCAGCTGCACGTTGGGGAGCTTCGTTTGGTAGCTCTTTGATTCCATTGTCTGGATTCCGTAATGAACTTGGTCGTTTAATGCAACCTGAACTACGTGAACTAAATCAAGAACTGTTCCAACTATTTAAAAACCGTAACAGATTCCTTGATACATTCAACCCCAACAGTGCACTTCCAACTGCTTATGACTGGATTGACGGTAAGCCTGTAGGCTATACTGAAAACTTCTTTAATCGTTTCTGGAACGCATACATGCCAATGAAAGTTGCTGATGGTCTATCTGAAGAACGTCAGTTCCTTATTGACATTGAATATGACGCACGTCCTACGTTTAACAAAAGCAGTAAAGGTGTTGAATATACACCTGCAGAACGATCTGAATTGTTTAGCTTGATGGGTAAGCAAGGTAAATTCCGTGAAGCAATCAAGCGCGTCATGAAGAGCAATGAAGCCAAAGAATGGCGTGCACAAATTAAAGCACTTCGTAATGAAGGACATCAGATTGACGAACAAGTTTATGCTAACTTGTACTATGAACTAGATCGTGAACTACGGTTTGCTAAAGCTGCTGCTGAAGCAAGTCTTAGTAATTACGATGAAATCAAAACAAAAACTATTCAACAAGAATTTAACATTATTGACCAACGTCGTGGTCAAGCTCCATCCTTTCCACTACAAAACCGCTAACTAATTAAGCAATGGCAACTGTACAAAATACATATACAGGGGATGGTTCACAAACCAATTTCTCTTTTACATTTGAATACTTTGAAGAGGCTGACGTTAAAGTAGCGCTAGATAACGTTGACCAAGCTACAACTGAATACTCCTTTGCCAACGCTACAACTATTTCTTTTAATACTGCACCTGCCAGTAATGTAGCTATTCGTATTTATCGTCAAACTAGCGTTGATGATCCTAAGGCTCAGTTCTTTGCTGGGTCTGCTATCCGTGCCGATGACCTGAATGACAACAACACTCAGGTACGGTACCTGGCACAAGAAGTGGAAAATGCTGCACTGAGTCGTTTTGGTAAGAACAATGCGGCTGCAGACATTAATATGGGTGGTAATAAAATTACTAACTTGTCTGTTGATTATGGTGCAAATGCCGATGCTGATGCCGATCATGAAGCAGCATCCAAAGGATGGGTTCGTGAATATTATCACGACGTAGATGCAGAAACTATTGAAATTGGTGAACCCTGGGTTCAATCTACAGATGGTTATGTTGCTACCACTGGTCGTACTTCAGTGTATGTCGGTGAAGCTCTTAAAACAGCACTAAATGATTATGTTAACGTTTCTGATGGATTAACCCACAGCGCTAATGATCCTGCTGACGGTGAAATTACCATTGGTATTGGTCAAGGTTCTGTTGATCTTGATCGGATCAAACCTGAGGATATTGTTACTTCAACTGAAACTGATTACACAAGCACTGCAGAAGGTCAAGATGATGGACAAGATTGGGTTGGTGATGATACTCGTATTGCAACTCTTGGTGCACTAGCTAAACGCTTTGATAATTACTACAGTACCAACACACCAACTGGTCATGATTACAAAGCCGGTACTTTGCATTACAACCCTGGCACTACCGCTGACCCAGACAATACTTTGTATATTTATAACGGTAGTGGCTGGGAAACTCTTGTTTCTGGTGTTAAAGATTTCATCAAACAAAACCGTTTGATTTGGGTTGATGCTGCACTTGGTAACGACGCACTTGATGGTCACCGTGTTGTAGATCCAATGAAAACCATCCAAGGTGCTGTTAACAAAGCAGAGGATGGTGATATGATCTTTGTACAGCCTGGTGTTTATAAAGAGTATTTACCTATTGATCTTGGTCGTAAAAAGAACGTATCGATTATTGGTTTGTCGATGCGTAGTGTGTTTGTGCACCCGCACCCTACTAAGAAGTGGGTCGTTGCAAATACGGATACCTATGCGCCAAATGACGATAATGACGTAGTAAATAAAGTGATGGAGATTGGTCCACACGGTAATACTACCAGTGGCACCTCTGAATACGAAACCATGTTCCAGCTTGGATCTGGTTCATTTGTTGCCAACATGTCACTTGCTGGTATGAAGGCACAAGGTAATCGTGGTAATTCTCATACTGATAGCGTAGCGCTTAACCCAAATCCAGTTCCTAATGTCGATAATTCAATTGGCTATCAAGGTTGGTTCTTTGCATTTGCAAAAAACGACGGAGCAGGTAACGCTGTTAAATTCCAAAAGAGTCCGTACATTCAAAACGTAACTGCGTTTGCTGACTCTGCAATTGATAACACAAATTATCAACCACACTCTACGGTCAACCAACCTGCATTTGGTGGTGACCAAACGTCTGCACCTACTGGTGGCGCTCTACTTGTTGACGGTAGTGTACCTCACCCTGACTCACCACTACGGTCTTTCTTGACTGATGCTTACACTTTGATCTGCCTTGATGGTCCTGGTGTACTGGTAAAGAATGAAGGTTACGCACAACTTGTTAGCACATTTGGTCACTTCTGTCACTACCACGCCAAAGCGGAAAGTGGTGGCATGATCAACATGAGCAACTGTACAACTGACTTTGGTCGGTTTGGTCTTGTTGCTGATGGTCAGAGCGTTGACTCTATTTTTGAAGGAACTGTTTCTGCAAATAGCAACAACAATGTAATTCAAATTGATGCTACTACCGCTTGGACTGAACGTTATAACAACACTCCAAAGCCTGTCAACCACATGGTTGTCTCGCTTATTAACAACCCATCCAGTGCTTCTGATTTCTATCCAATCAAAGCTGTAACTGAGCCTAGCTCTGGTGTCTATAACATTGAGTTGTATGACAACGTAAGTGTTACTGACGACCAAACTGTTTACTTCTACCTCCGTTCAACGATCACCACTGGTGGTCATGTGTTTGAATTTGCAGGAGCTGGTACTGATTACCGTGCACATCCTGATAATGGCGGTTCTCCTGTTGAAGCTAACCAAGTTAAAAACGAAGGTGCTGGTAAGGTTTACATCTCAAGTAGTGACCACAACGGTAACTTTAAAGTTGGTGAAGTATTTAATGTAAGTACTGATGGAGCAAGTGTAACTATAACTGGAAATGCAAGTGTATCTGGTACATCTACTTTAACTGGAGCTGTTACTACTGGCGGAAACGTGACTGTGGGTGGCACTCTTGACGCACAAAGCTTGACTATTAATGGCAGTTCAGTTGAAACTACAGGTACTTATTTTGACAGCAATGGTGATATTAAAGATGAAGCACTGCCGGATATTTCAGGATTACCGACTGATGCACAAGCTTATCCATCGTCGGTGACCCTCGACGCAAAGGGACGTGTAACTGCAATCAGTGCTGGTACTGAACCTGTTACTTCAGTTAATGTGCTTGATCCAATCACGGGTGACAGTACTAGTAAAACACCAACTATTGGTGTCAAAGAGTTTGGTGCTACTGAAACTGTTGACGGCAATCAGGTTACTATTTTAAAAGGTGTCGTTAATGCAACAGCTAATGACTCTGGTAAGTTCCTTAAAGGTGACGGTACCTGGGCTAGTCCTGCACAAGCTGCTTATTCTTTGTCGTCTTCTCAATCCGGTACAACTGATATTGATCTTAAGTTAACAGGAAGCGGTTCTTCAACAGTTAAATTAATTAAAGGTACTGGTATTGTTCTTGAGCAAGACCCTAATAGTACTGGCAGTACTCAAGAGTTTAAAATTTCTGCGCCTAGTTCAGCTAACGCACAAGTTTACATTTCAGGTAATGTACCTCCTAATCCACTAGCTGGAGATACTTGGTGGGATACTAACACTGGTGAATGCTATCTTTATTATACTGATGTTGATAGTTCTCAGTGGGTCCAATTCGCTCCACAACAACGTGGTACTGGTAACGGTACAGTAACCAGCATTCAAGTTACTGGCGGTACTGGAATAAGTGTTGATAACGCTAATGCAGTGGTCACTTCTGGTACCTATCAAGTTAGTCTTGATAACACTGCTGTAACACCTGATCAATATGGCACCTCTAGCGCTGTTCCTCAATTTAGTGTGGATCAACAAGGTCGGATTACTGCAGTTGCTGATGTAAACATTGGATCACTTTCAACTAGTGCTATTAGCACAGGTACATTTGCACCCAGTCGTATTGATCGTACTGAGACATTTACTCTCACTCAAATCGAAGTACCACAAGGCACTTCAGACGGTCAAACTCCTCCTACTTATATTGGTCCAGTAACTGTTACCTGTAACCTGGCAAATGCTAATGACAAACTTTCAGTAAATGATACTGTTACCATTTCTGGCAATACGGGAAACACTGCATCTAATCAAGCATTTTTGAATACTACTCATGTAGTTACAAATGTCACGACCACGACTTTTGAGTTTGTAATTGGTACAACTGATGATGAATTTTCAGCATTAGATACAGCTACCGCAAATCTAGGTACTTGTGTCAGAGATTCTAGGATCATTACTACTTCTCAAATACCGATCGGTACTTTTACGGTAGATCATATTCCTAATCTTTCTGCTAATAAAATTACGTCCGATACATTCCACGTTGACCGAATCCCAACACTTTCAAAATCTAAAATTAGCAGCATTGGTAGCTGGAATACAAGTGATATTCCAGACCTTAGCTCTACTTATTTGACGGCAGTATCTGCTGATACGTCACCTCAACTTGGCGGTAGTCTTAATGTAGGTGGTAACTCAATTATCAGCGCTAATAACGGTAATGTTACCCTTAACCCAGATGGTACGGGTGTCGTAAGTTTTGCCAACAACACTGGTACGACGTATGTAAATGGTGACTACGGTGTAACAATCAAACCACCTACACTTGAAACAAACCTTTCACTTGTACTGCCTGCAACTGATGGTACTGCTGGTCAATACCTGAAGACTGATGGTAGTGGTAACCTTGGTTGGGCTACTGATGCTAATTCAACTTACACTGCAACCTCTTGGCGTTCAATTGAAAGTACACCTACTGCCGGTCTTGTGCCTGCAAGTGGAACCGCTGCTGAGGATGCTGATAAGTATCTTGCTGGTGATGGTGCTTGGAAAACTCTACCCACACCTTCGTCGTTTGACTCCGGCATGATTATGTGGTGGCCAGGTTTGGCTGCCAACATTCCATCCGGTTGGCTTCCGTGTGATGGTCGTGTGTTGTTCCATACTGCATATGCACAAGAAACAAATACGTTGTATGCAAACTTGAAAGCTGCTCTTGCTAATGTGCAAGGTGTTAGTGGTTGTATTTATGACGATCAACGCACTAGGGTTGCTGCAGATTTCCCACAAGGAACTGCTTTAACAACGTTTGACAGCATTTATCAATTTGCGCTTCCAGATCTACGCGGTGAATTCATCCGTGGTTGGGACAATGGTCGTGGTGTTGATCCTAATCGTGATTTGGGTTCGGCTCAAGCAGATAAAATTAAAGATCACCAACATTCAGGAGGTTCAGGAAGCAACTCATCTCTTAGTAACACGCCTCCCAATACGAACTCCTCTGCTTCAGCTAGTACTGGATTTATTAGTCCAGCGCAAACTGCTGGCGGTGCCGACGAAACCCGTCCCCGTAACATTGCAATGATCGCTATTATCAAGACTTAATTATGACACTTAATTTTCCCTCTAGTCCGTCAAACGGACAAACATATTCTCTTGCTAATGGTGCTACTTATACGTGGGACGGCGAGAAGTGGAAAGCATCAAACATTCCAGATAGTTCTGACGTTGTTCAAACTGTAGACACACCCAATAATGGTGAGGTTTTAAAATGGAACGGTTCAGCAGCAGTTTGGGATGTTGACAACGATACTACCTACAACCCTGCTACTCAAAGCGTAGATGGTTTAATGTCATCTAGCGATAAATCAAAGCTAGATGGCATTGATGCTGGTGCAAACGTTGGTGTAGCTGCAAGTGGTGGTACCTTTACCGGTACCGTTAATTTTAACGGTAATGTAACTCAAGCTGCTCAAGCAGTCTCTGCTCTTAATATTGATTGCAGCACTGGTAACTATTTTACTAAAACAATTAGCGGTAGTTCAACATTTACTTTTGGTAGTGTACCCACTTCTGGTGCTTATTCATTTGTATTAGAGCTTACGCATAATGTTGGTAACGCTGATGTTACTTGGCCAACTTCAGTTAAATGGCCAAGTGATACTGCTCCAACATTTACATCAGGTAAAACCAGTCTTTTTGTTTTTGTAACTGATGACAACGGTTCACGTTGGCGTGGAGCATCACTTGTAGACTATACAACTTGATTATGTTTGATAAACTTTTAATGGCTGCTGCTCAACCGGTGGCAGCCACCGATAGCGATCAATACATCGCAAACACAGAACTACTGCTTAAAGGAGAGGGTACCAACGGTCAAACCAACAGCACCTTTGTAGACAGCAGCGCCAGCAGCCATTCGATTAGTCGCACCGGAGATGTCACCCAAGGCAGCTTCAGTCCCTTTTCACCCAAGGGATGGAGCATGTATGTGGATGGTACAGGCACCACTCAAGGCATTGCAGGTCCTAACGTTGGTGATGTTTTTTCTAATAGTGGAAAAGATAGTTGGACTATTGAGATTTGGTGGAAGCTTGATGGCCTCAGCACAGGCACTGGAACTGGTGAAGTTTTTCCTATTTTTAGCAGCAAAGATTGGTGGGGAAATGGCGCAGGCGCTTTTTATTTAACATATACTCATAGCACTAATCTATTTGATTGCCAATTCAATTATAACAATAATGGATCTAATGCAGTCATTAGCGGGCTCCAGTCTTCTGTTTCTTTTGAGTTCAATCGATGGTATCACCTTGCCGTTGTTAAACAAGGAAATACGTTTAGGCTTTATGTAGATGGTCAGCAATTAGACACTGAGAGTGCAGCTAATTTAACGACTTACGGATTTTGGCGCACTAATTACCCTGTGACTATAGGTCGTTGGTGGACAATACAAACAGGTTACAGTCAAAATCTCCTGCAGCGTCATGGTAGAGGGTATTTTTCAAATGCACGAATTACAAATTCTGCTGTTTACCCAGATGGCACTACTTTTACTCCAAGCACTGAACCACTTACGGCAATTACAGATTGCACACTACTTACACTGCAGGATAATCGTTATGTAGATAATAGTTCTTTAAATTCAACTATTACGGCCTACGATAGTGCTGCCATCAAACCCACAAGTCCATTCAGTGGTAATCGGGAGTACCAAAAGGCGAGTTATTTTAGTGGATACTTTGATGGGAGTAATGATTACCTTGAAATAAGCAACACTTCAAATTTCAAACCTTCTGGAGCATTTACGGTTGAATGCTGGTTTAAAACACCTGATAACACACATAAAAGTAATACTTATGGTGCTAGGCTTATTTCAGGTGGCGACTCAAGTGGTAATCATTTCGGCGTTTTTTTTAACTCCAGTGACGGAAGGATTGGTTTCTTTTTTCAGGGCTCTTATGATTACCATCAAACTACACCTACAGAAAATGTTTGGCACCACGTAGCATATGTCCGGGATAGCAGTAATGTTATTAAAATTTATTTAGATGGTGTTCCCAGTACAAATACCATTACCAACAGCTCTGCAACAGCTTATGGCAATAACTTCTTTATCGGTAGAAATGGTGATGGATTCATTACTAATGAGGGACTATTTAAAGGCGAGATTTCTAATTTTAGGTTTGTTAACGGCACCTGTCTTTATACTGCCTCCTTTACCCCACCCACTGCACCGCTAACACCCGTTACCAACACCAAGCTACTAACCCTACAGGATAACTACCTTGTTGACCACAGCCCAAGCGGACACAGCATTACCAACAACGGTGGTGTAACGCTTGAACCGGAGTCACCGTTTAACAATTCAACGTATCCGTTAAGTGGGACGTTTTATAGCGCGAATTTTGATTCCACAAATGATGTAATATCTACAGGTGCAAGTAGTGATTTTGCATTTGGTACCGGTGATTTTACGTGGGAATGCTGGTTTAATCGGCAAGGAGATACTTTATATGCAAGAATACTGAATTCAGGTAGCAACGTTTGGTCTACAAATTCAGCTGCTGGGATTGGCGTTTATGGTTCAACTCATCATAATGCGCCTAATAAAATTTACTTTTATTCGTACAATTTGTATTCAGGTGGCAGACTTCTTACTAGCACTGAAAGTGTTATTAGCAACAAATGGTACCATGTAGCTGTAACTAGACGTAGCGGTACGCTTTATTTGTATGTAAATGGTGTTTTGCAGAATAGTAATAGTAGCTATGCTGGTAATCTAGAGAATGTTTCTACAAACACTTTTCACGTAAGTGGTAACGCTTCTTCCCCTGGCGATCCATTGACTGAAAATTTTGTGGGTTATGTTTCTAACGTACGTGTTGTAAAAGGAACTGCTCTCTACACCTCTGACTTTACGGTCCCTTCGGAACCTCTCACTGCCGTCAGCGGTACAAAATTACTCACCCTGCAAGACGCAACAATTCAAGACAACAGCGCCTCTAGTCACTCTATTACTAACAACGGAGCAACTGTTACCGAGATTGCACCGTTTGGAGCCGCGTTGATTGATCGTGCGGGGAGTATGTTCTTTGATGGAGCTGGGGACTACCTAGATCTTACTGCTAACTTACAACAAACTGGCCAATTTACAATTGAGTTTTGGTTTTATGCCAAATCTATTGCACAAGATGACACTCTCTATGTCTGGGGAAACAATCAGACCTATATGAATCCGTGCCGTTTTGCCAGTACGACAAGTCTTGGTTTTTATAAATATGGCGTTGGGTTAATTGCAGAAACTGGTACTAATACTGTGCAGCCAGGTCAGTGGTATCATGTAGCTGTTACGAAAAATAGTAGTAATACCCTACGTATTTGGCTAAATGGTGTACTTAAAGACACCTATAGTTTTGGATCTGATCCGTATGGCAATACTGCCGGAGTTCATATTGGTGCTAATGAAGTTCCAAATCAGTATTTCAACGGATTTATCTCTAACTTTAGATGTGTGTCATCTTGCCTTTACACCTCCAACTTCACACCACCTACCGCTCCACTGCAACCAATTACCAATACTAAGTTACTGCTAAATGGTAACAACGGTGGTGTTGAAGATTCGTTGGGTAAACAAAACCTTTCAACTGGTGGCGACGCACAGATCGATACTACTGTTAAAAAGTTTGGTAGTGGTGCGATTCAATTCGATGGCAACGGTGATTTTCTTAAAGGGACTGGTTTTGATTTTAGCGGCAAATACACTATTGAAGGTTGGATTTACAGGCAAACCTCCTCTGGGTATCTAACGATCTTTCGTCAAGGTGGGTCCACTCATGACTGGGCTACCACCGGAGTTCATTGTCTTATGTATATTGAGGGCGTTACAAATAAGCTTGTACTTGAAATTCCAGATGGATCTGGCTATCGCTACGAAATAAAATCGGCATCTAGTTTTCCTCTTAACGTCAACACTTGGTATCACTTTGCCGCTACTTGTGATGGAACTAATACAAGTTTATTTATAGATGGTCAAAGAGTCGGAACAAGGCAAAATATTATTCCACGTGTAGGCGGGTCTGAATATGAGATTTCAATTGGCGCCAATGACGGCATTACAGCTGCTACTAATGGAAGTTATTTTGTAGGGTTTATGGATGATTTTCGCGTAACGATTGGTGTCGCACGTTACGACCCAACTCAAACCACCCACACCGTACCTACTAAAACTCACCCAACAGTATAACTATGCTTATCGGTATTATTGAAAACGACGTTGTTACAAAAATAGCACACTACAAGAATCTTTTTCCAAACACTAGTTTTACCACTAACGGTCCAAGTAATGAGTTTCTTGAAGCTAACAACGCAAAACGTGTCAGCGTTTATCGCGACTACGACCCTACTACGCAAAAACTGGTCCGCTCTGCTCCATATGTAGACGGTGATTGGATCTATACAGTGCGTGTAGAAAACCTGGATACCACGGTAACTGCAATTGATGAACCTGTGATTGTGATAACTACTGAAACAAATCCAGAACCCATTGGTCAAACAGCAACTACTACTACCCTTGAATCACCATGATCACCCTTATTCGACCCATCCTTTTCTCGTTTGTACAATCTGAAAAGGTAAAACTTTTGATTGTCGATCTGCTCACAAAATTGGCAGAAACTACCGACAACGAAATTGATGACAAAGCCGTTGATTTTATTCGCAACGGTTTGTTCCCCGCTCCTAAACTCTGATGCCTAACTTAGGGGAACCACCCGCATTCCCCTCTATACGGCTCCCAGAGGCGCCTGTATTACCCCGTCCAGTACTGGAGGTACCACGAGCTAATCT